TCGTCGAACGACTGCCCGGTCCCGGAATACGTCCAGCCGCCTTTGCTGAACACGCTCAACGGCGCATCCGGCACGCCCACGGGCGCGGCGGGGTGTTCCGCAGGCTGGGCGGATAGGGCGGCTTCGAGGGCGTCCACGAATTCGCGCAGCAGGCGCTTTGCCTTGGTCGCGTCCACCCCATGAAGATGCCGACGAATGCCGCAGTCACGCGCGATTTCGAGCAGGGCGTCATCATCCACCCGCGCGGATTGGCGGAGGGTGGCGGCCCTCAGGTCAACATGCCGATACCGAACACCGTCAGGCGTCGCGATGGCTTGCGCCGGACCCTCGCACGTAGGGCATCCGCGGAACTCGATGGTTTCGTTGCTCATACCTTCCCTTCTCCTTTGGCGAGGGTGGCGGCGGGTTCCGGCTCTGCTTGCAGAGAAAGGCGGATGACCTCGCGGTCGCTGGCCTCAAGCTCTGCCTTCGCTTTTTCAAACGCAGCACTTGCCTCACCGAAGCGCTTGGCAAGTTTCCGATTGCGCTCTGTGGCCTCGATCAGCTTCACAAGCAGCGGCTTTTGCTGTTCAAGCCAGTCGTTGTGAATCTTGACGGCCTCGCCAGCGGCGACGCGGTCGAATCGCCCGTTATCCGACCAGCAGACGTTACCGGGGGCGCCCTCGATCCAGCCCCAGTCGGTGTTGTCGGAATTCGGGTGCCGGTTCTTTGCAACACGCCACGGCTGCGTGTTGTGCTCGACGGTCACGCCAGCAACCGTGATGGATGGAAGCGCGCTCATCGGCTCTCTCCGGCAAGGGTGGCGTACTGGGCGAGGGCGGCGAAAAGCTTGGACGACGCATCACGCGCCTTTTCGACGCTGGCCTCGGCGTGCTCCTCGCCCATGCACCCAGCGCACCACGGCTCGCGGCACTTGTTGCCGTTGCAGTGCTCCAGCACCTCGCTCGCGACGTAGGGCGCTACGGCCTTCGCCGCCTCCACCAGCCCCGCCACGGCCGGGCTACGGAGGGCGGCTTGGTAGGTGTAGAGGGGCGTCACCGTGAACCCCTCGGCTTCTTCGCCGGTGGGGACGTCACGCTTGTCGAAATAGATAACGTCGCGCTCGTCGTCGTTCAGACAGTCATGGATCGCGGCATCAGCAGTCACGCGCCACGCTGTCGCCTCAAACTGCTCTCGCATCGCTTCGGTCATGGCGGGCCTCAGAACGGGATTGAATCGTCGTCGAAGCCGCCAGAAGGGGCGGGGGTGGGAGCATTGCGGCCCTGGCGCTGCGGCTGCTCATCCTTGGCGCGCGGCTCGTTGAGGTAGGCCCAGCCATCCCAGCCAACCGGGATCGCTTCCAGCTTGAGCATCGGGCCGTTCTTGCCTTCGATGACCACGCCCAGCTTCGTGTATCGGTTCTTCTCGTTGCCGTCCTTGTCGGTGTACTTTCCGGTGATCGCGGTGACTTCGTATTGGACGCCCATGGTTAAGCTGCCTCTTTCAGGTTGCGGAGTTCTTCGACAATGGCGTCCACCTCGGCGTGTGCCTTGATGCAAGCCGCTTCAAGCTCTTTGATGACCTTCTCGTCACGCTGAACGCGGGTGATGGCGAGTTGCAGTCCAGACGGGAAGCGAGGGTCATAGCTAACGGCATCGCACCACTGGCGACCCGTTACCCACAGTTGCCCTTGAATCTGCCAGCGGTACTCGTTGGCGTGGCTGCCATCGCGCAGCGCTGCAAGGTGCTTGGCCTGGCTGGCTGGGCACTTAATCTCCAGCAGTCCGTCATCGCCCAGCAGGCCATCAGGCGACACGCCACAGAACGCATGGACCGGATGCAGGACAAAAGCCACGCACGTCACCAGTTCGCCCGTATGGGCCTCGTAAGCCCCGCGCGCCAGCGGCTCCAACTCGCTACCACGGCGCATGGCGTCGTTCTGGTACGTCTGTTCCGGCTCGCCCGTCAGTCGCTCAAGGGCCAGCGTGGTAATGAGATTGGCGCGGCTCGTGGACGGGCCGCTACGGGTGACGGCCATCAGGTCCGCGAAACGCGATCCAGTGAACTTGCCAGCACGGAGCGCCAGCCACTCTTGGGTGCCCTGAATCATTCCGCGCCCTCCGCATCAGTACGCATGGCGTCAGCCGAAGCGGCGATGGCCTGGAAGTCGGAAACCTTGTCCGTAACCAGCGCCCGCGATTCCTTCGGGAAACTGTCCTTCCACCACGCGCGGAAGTGGTCCGTGCCCTTGGCTGCCTCAGCACGACAGGCGGCGATGGCGGCGTCACGCTCGGGGCTGTCGGCAGGGATGGCCTGTGCTACCGCCTGCGCTGCCGGACGGCTACGGGCATCGGATGCCACCTGCTCCCGGATTTCCTCGGGCAGGTCTTCAATGTCCTGCGTGAAAATGTCCGACGCGGCAGTGACGGTGATGACCGCATCGACCTGTGCGCGCTTCTTCGCCATCTTGAGGATGGTGTTGGCAACGTCAGCCGGGTTAGTGCGGATCTGCTGCCTCTTCTCGATCTTGCCGTAGGACTTGGCGAACTTGAGGCGGCGGCGATTCTCGGGGGTGGCGTCGAATTCCTCGGTGCAGAGCGCGCCACGCCATGCGTACTTGTCTTCCTGGCTGCTGCACTCACCGATGCCGGCACCCAGCAGGGAGCCGCCCTGCGAGTACACCTTGACCGTCACCCGGTAATGCACCTCGCCATCGCGTCCCAGGTCTTCAACCTCGGGGATGCAGGCAAGGCGGAAGGTCGCCATCAGCTTCTCGGCACCCGCCTTGAACAGGCTCTTGGTCTTCGTGCCGGGGATCGTGCCGTAGTGCGTTCCGTCCAGCATCGTGGAGCGCATCACGTCCTGCATCAGGTTCACTTGGGCCTGAATGTCGCCCGCGGTCAGGCTGCGGCTGCCGTAGGTATCCACGGCCTGCTGCGTCATCGGCACTACCTGTAGCTGCGTCATTTGGAATTCCTTGCCGGTAGCGCCGGCACGCATGGGAATAGGGGTCCGTTGCTGCTGTCAGTGGACGGACGGCTCACCAGGAGTACGCCAGCAGCTCGCGGGGGTTGTTAGTCGTCGGACTCGCCAGCGATGAACTGTTCGATCTGCTCGGCGGTCGGCTTCTTCCAGTTCGTGACCTGTCCGGTATCAAGATCGATGTTCAGGATCACGTAGTCGCCGTAGTGGTCTTCCGGCATGAAGTCGGGCACGTAGCCGTCTTCCTGACCGCCAAGCTCCTTGCCGTTCTCGTCAAGGATTGACGCCTCGAAGCGGTCACTAACTTTCATGTGGATGCGCAGCGTCTTGGCGATCACCGGCACAACTTTCGTTTGGCTGATTTCCATCCTCATCCCCTCAGTGCTGCGGCCTGTTCTCCACCCTCACGCGCGGCTTCTGCGGCGTGCGGTGGTGGCCTTGTGAGTAGAAACGTGCGGCCCATTGAGCGCGGCGCTCATCGTTCGACGGCGGGCGAAGGGCGGCCCAGGTGCGGGCGTGGACGATGCTGCTGTTCATGCGTCACCTCGATTGATAGAACCGCCGACTGCCACAGCCTCCCCGTCGGGGGAGAGTTCAGGGTTGGCCGTAGCAGCCAGCGGAAGGGTGTCGAGCCACGCGAGGGTGGCGTCGATGTAACGCTCCATCGCGCGCAGTTCGGCGATGTAGGGGTCGGTGAGTAGGTCGCACATGTCAGCGCTCCCACTCGCGCAGCCATGACCACACTTCGATGGCGCGGATGCGGCGAAGCGTGCGCATGTCTTCGTATTGGTAGTCAGACCCACGCCAGCGGTGCAGCTCGTTGCTGGCGAGGCGCGCTGATTCCTCAGCGGCACCCTTGTCCATCAGCTTGCGGGCCAGCTTTCCTGCCTCGCATTCATCGCCGGCATGCAGCGTCCGCGCGAAGGCTTCCCAGTCCGGCGTTCCCGTTTGCGTTGCTAGCAGATCCGCAGCGTCTTCGCGGGAAGCCAGCAGCAGCGGCTTGAGGTAATCGGCGCGGGCCTTGATCTGCTTGCTGGTCGGCTCGAAGTCGTCGGGAGACATACCGGCGCGGCCGAAGTAGGGAGAGGCGAGGGCGCTCATGGCGTACTCCAAAAGTAGGCCACCCACGCAACACACGCGGCGGCGATGATGACAATGGAAGGGACCGATCCGGCCCACGCCATCACTTGCGGCTCGCCGTCCTCGCCGGGAGTCGGTACCGCGCAGAACTGCGCCGGCTCGGGCTGGATGTACCGCAGCCGCGCGGCCTGGAAGTCGGCGATGGCCTGGTTTTCGCGGTACTGGCGGATCGGATAGTGGCGCAGCACATCCACACCGCAGGGGCGATTGAGGGGCTGGGGGGTCATGCTTTCAACTCCACAAACTCTCCAGCCGCGTCCAGCGAGTACCAGGTGTTCTCCTTCACGTCCTTGCCAGCGATGCCAGCGCGGATGTGGATCAGCCTGTAATCCTCGTCGCGGTAGCACAGGACAATGGCGCTGCCTTCGCATGCCATGGCCTTGGACTGGTAGCCCGTGGTGATAGCAACAGAGTCCTTGCCTTCGACGCTCGCGGCGCTCTGGTTGCCCGTGTTGGTCGCGGCGCTCCAGTCGCCCGTGTTGGTCGCGGCGCTCTGGTTGCCCGTATTGGTCGCGGCGCTCTGGTTGCCCGTATTGGTCGCGGCGCTCTGGTTGCCCGTGTTGGTCGCGGCGCTCTGGTCGCCCGTGTTGGTCGCGGCGCTCCGGTAGCCCGTATTGGTCGCGGCGCTCCGGTCGCCCGTGTTGGTCGCGGCGCTCCGGTAGCCCGTGTTGGTCGCGGCGCTCCGGTCGCCCGTGTTGGTCGCGGCGCTCTGGTCGCCCGTGTTGGTCGCGGCGCTCTGGTCGCCCGTGTTGGTCGCGGCGCTCTGGTCGCCCGTGTTGGTCGCGCTGTTGCCGGTGACAACCTGCTCGATCTTCCGGTCAACCTTCGCCATCACCCAGTCGACGGCCCGCTCAACCATCTCGGGAATCTTGATTTCGGCGTTAATGGTGATCGTTGCCGACGCGATCTTGGTGTCTTCGTCGTCGCGGTCGATGGTGCCGCCACACTCCACGATGGCGTAGCGACTCATTCCGGGCGGGTAGTACCCGAACACGTCCAACGGGTTCTCGCAGGAATGGAAGCCGCCCGAAGCGCAGCGGACAACCTCGCCATTGTGTTCGTAGGTCTTGCCGACTTCGTACTGGAAGCCCCGGCACGTCCAGTCAGGATTGAAGCCCTTGAAGGCCGTGATGGCGGCGGCCTGAGCTTTCTTGCCGCGCGACTTCTTCATTGCTGCGTCCATATCTCTCTCCCCTTACATCCCCCGGCTGCGGGCCGAGGCTTCGATGAGTGCCTTGCCGTACTGCTCCGCTTGGTCAGGCGTCAGCAGCAGGTCGCTCGCGTAGACGCCTTCAACCGACTTTCTGCACGTCACCCCTTCCTCGCTGGCCTGCACGTCGATCAGCAGGTCGTCGGATACGTGGATGGGCTTGGAGGTCCAGGTGGTCACTTCGGGCGTCTCGGGCTTGGCTTGGGAGAATAGTAGGCATGCCTAACTGTCTTGTCAATAGGCATGCCTAAGAATTTATGCAACGACGAGGTACAGTAATTGCCGACGGGCAAGAAAAAGCCCGCCGTAGCGGGCTGTGGTCTGCAAGCCTTGGGTCCGACTAGCTGAAGTAGTCGTCCTCTTCTTCCGCCTTCGTGGCCTTGGCTAGGTTGTAGAGGTTGCTGAGCAGCCTTTCATGATGGCTGTCAGCCTCCGACCTGGCTGCATCGATGGAATTCCTGATCCCAACGAGGGCGTCATGAATGGAGTTGAGCAGTGATACGGATACTGCCGCGCAGGCCCCGAAGAATACCAACTGCCATCCACTCATTGCCGGCTAGCCACGCACTCAAACTCGACTTCGGCGCGCGGGTAGCTCCCGAGAACATAAGGCCCTTGCGACTCGCTTGAGTTAGTTACCTTCGCCTGGCGACCAGACTTGGCACAGTAGCCTTGAGCGTCGGCCACGGCCTGCGCCTTGAGCTGCAAGATGCTTCCTCCGGAGAACCCCGTCTTGGCCTGGCGACCCACGGTATAGCTGTTCGGCCCGGTCTGGATGACGCCCGGGTTAGACGCGCATGCTGCCAGCGCAGTGGCGACCGTAATCAGTAAAATCCTTCTCATAGCTTCCCCTTGATGTCCTAGCCAACAATCCCCCGCTTGGCCGCAAGGAGCCGCTCTAGCGGGCGAGGGCGGTTCCAGCCGATGTTTTGACGCTGCTCAGGCACCTCTGCCAGTTTTTCGACATCCTTGCCGCCAACTAGCCTGAGCTTGGGCTTGCTCCGGAACTCGTCCGGCCATTCCTGCCTGATGAACGCCATCAGGCGGCACACCATCGCTTCATCCATCGTCTCGCCACCCCCTGCGGCCTCATGCTGACGCCCCCATGGGCGCCATGATTGCTTCTAGCTTCCTGCCGAACTCGACCCATTCGTCCTGGTTGGGCTTGCTCGACATTGAGGCCCGTGCCTCGTACACACGCACAAAGCGTGCCGGCTCATCCTCGATCCGGTACGTGCGCCCCTTCTCGGCATAGATCCGACTCAGGGCTCGGTGCGTCTCAGCAATCATGAGAGGCTCAAGTCGCACGGAGTGCGAATGGCTTTCTGCTGCGGTTTTTGCTCCCCTCCCGGTGATGATCCATTCGGGCGTTAGATCAAGCACTTTGCCGACCGCGATGAGGTTGTCGCCGCCGATCATGCGGGTTGGCTTGGACGCCTTGCCGAACCACCCACTGATGGACGGCCCCTTCAACCCGCACGCCTTCGCAAGCTCAGCCTGATTCAGGCCCAGCTCGTTCATGCGGTCGTAAATGCGCTTAGCCCAGGGTTCCATGGTCATTAGGGAAGCCTACGGGAAGCCAAGTTAGGGATGCCTATTGACGGAGGCCATAGGAATGCCTATTCTTGCCCCATGGACCACTCCGAAATCATCGACAAGTTGGGCGGAACCGCCGCCGTGGCGCGCCTCTGCAAGGTCCGCTCGCCAAGCGTCAGCGAGTGGCGTAGCCGAGGCATCCCGACGGCTCGCCGCCAGTTTTTGGAGCTTCTTCGCCCGGATGTATTCGCCGCGTGCAGCAAGAAGCCGATCAACCCCACTGCCAACCACAAGACCTCCTGAAAGGGTGCGGCCTCATCGCCGCGCCCTTTTATTTCGCCCCAATACCAACCGTCAACACGAGGCAAGACGATGCAAAAGGAGTTAGCACTACTTGGTTCCGTGAAGCCGCCGGAGCGCGTTCCGGCCCATCTCGTGAGCCTATGCCGCACCTCTGGCGAGGCCGTCCTGCTCGCCATCCGCTACGGCAAGAAGTCGCAGCGACAGGTGGCAGGAAACATCGGCATGGAACCCGCCCAGCTCTCGCGGATCGTCACCGGCAACGCGCACATGCCTGCCGACTTGGCCGTGCAGTTTGCGCACGCCACGGGCAATTGGGGCTGGTCGCAATGGATGGCTCACAGCGTCGGCATGGAGCTGGTGGTGCGTAGCGAATCGCCCGAAGAGAAGTTGGCCCGACTTGAGGCCGAAAACGCGGAGCTTCGCTCGCGCGCAGCCTAATCCGAGGTAGTCCCCATGAGCACCATTCTGCCGTTCCCAAAGCGCCGGACCCGCACCTCCCCGCAGCCTGATCCTGCCCGCGTAGCCGTCAACGTGACGCCGATAGATCGTGAGTCTGTCCGCGAGATGTTCAACGAGGCCCGTATTCGGGTCTTGGGCAACGCCTGGCTCATCGCGTCCACCGCTGGCGACTCCCGTGCTGAGCGGCAGTTTTGGGATGCCTACATCGCAGCCAAGGCCAAGCGTAGCCCTGCCCTGGTCGCACGGCTTGAGATGGCGCGGGGGCTGCGCTGATGGCTGGCGACTGGATCAAGATGCGCACTGATCTGTACCGCGATCCTCGCGTGTGCGTCATGGCAGAAATTCTTGAGGACGCTAACGGCGACTTGGCCCGTTACGTCAACCAGAATTTGCAGCGTGACATGACCGTAACGCGTAACGTTATGCGTAACGTAACGGTTGGCGCGCTTGTCTCCGTTTGGGGTGTCATGCGTCACAGGGGCAAGCGTGAAGAGCTTGACCTTGTTTGCCGTGGCTCGACCCTCTCGGTTATCGATGACATTGCCGACCTCCCTGGTTTTGGCGAGGCAATGGCCGATGTTGGCTGGGCCGTTGTCACGGAATATGGCGTTGTTTTTCCTAGGTTTTTCGAGGATTACAACGTCGCTCCTGATGGCTCCTCGGGCAACTCAAACGCTGATCGTCAGCGCCGTTATCGCGAGCGCAAGAAGGGCGAAACTACCGTAACGCGTGACGTAACGCGTGACGTAACGGTAACACCTAGAGAAGAGAAGAGAAGAGAAGAGAAGAAAGAGCAAGAACCCCCTGTAGTCCCCCAAGGGGACGAAGAGGCTTTGCTCACGGCTTACCACTCGATTCTTCCAAAGTGCCAGCACGTCTCCGTGCTGAACGACAAGCGCCGCAAGCGCATCGCCGCAGCGGTGAAGCTCGCCAAGTCAGTTTGCCGGGATCAGGGCTGGCCTTATGAGGCCCTCAATTTCTGGACGGCCTACTTCACCGAGTGCGCCACGGACCCGTGGATGCGTGGCGACGTCCCTTACCGCGATAACCCGAAGTGGAAGCAGAACCTGGACCTGCTGTTGGCCGAGGACCGCTTTGCCGGGGTTATGGACAGGGCTATTGAGGCCCTCATCAGGAGTGCGGAATGAACGCCGAAGCCGCTGTTCTTGGCGCGTGCCTCTGTGCGCCCGAGTGCTACTGGAAAGTCGCTGACCTGCTGACGCCCGACGACTTCGCCAACGGCACGTATTCCCGCCTGTTCGCCTTCATCGCCAAGCAGGCCCGCGATGGCTCCGAGTTCGACGCGGTATCGGTCGCGGACATTGATCCTGCCTTGGGTGAGGTTGCGCTCGATCTTGCCAACGGCGAGGGCTGGCGCACTTCATCCGTCCGCGCCTACGGCGAGTTGGTGGCCGCCAACGCCATCAACCGCCGCGTGCGTCAGGCAGGCCAGCGCATTGCGAAGCTCGACGGCCAGGACGTGCTAGGGGAGGCCCAGCGGCTTATCGGTGCGTGCGCTCCGCGTCAGGCGGGATCGGTCAAGCACATCCGCGAATTCCTGCGCGAGTCGGTAGCCGAGATCCAGCGCCGGGTGAACGCAACGGAGGCCCTCATTGGGGTCACGACTAGCCTGCCCGAACTGGACGAAATGACCTGCGGCTGGCAGCGGGCCGACCTGATTATCCTCGCCGCCCGTCCGTCCGTTGGTAAGACGGCGTTTGCGGTACAGGCAGCGATTGCAGCGGCCAAGGCCAAACACGGCGTGTTGTTCCTGTCGCTGGAAATGTCCGGCGTGCAGCTTGCGGACCGCGTGCAGGCGCACGTTGCTCGCGTCAACGCCCACGGTCTGCGCAACCCGAAAACGCTTGATGAGGCCGACTTCGGACGCCTGTTCAGCGCGGCAGCCGAGATTGCGGAGCTTCCGCTTCAGATCGATGAAACGTCCGGCCTCACGGTGGACGCTATTTGCGCCCGTGCCCGCCAGGTCAACGCAACGCAGCGCCTTGGCCTGATCGTCATCGACTACCTCACGCAGATCAAGCCGCCCAAGGCCGACACCACGGCCAACGCGATCCAAGAGATTACCCGCGCGCTCAAGGGGCTGGCGAAAGAGCTTCAGGTTCCGATCCTGCTTCTGTCCCAGCTCAACCGCGAGGGCGAGGGGCATCGGCCGACCATGCGCACGCTGCGCGATTCGGGGGCCATCGAGCAGGACGCGGATGTGATCCTGTTCCTGCATCGGCCCGACGACAAGAACCGCGAATACGTCGATCTGATCGTCGCAAAGCAGCGCAACGGCGAGTGCGGCGACTTCGGATTGTTCGCCGACCTTCCGCACATGGCCTTCAGCGTGACCACGGATCGCCCGCAAGCCCAGGTTGTGCGCCCGGCATTCAGAACGTTCGCATCTCGGAGTGCGCGTGATGAATGAGGCCCAGCAAATGCTCGCCTCGCTGCGCGACCAGGCCATCGATCGCCGCGAGCAGAACCGCCGCGCCTTCCCCGGCGTCGCGGAAATCGTAGACAGCCTCACCGCCGCATTCGGCCCCGTGAAGGTGCTGCACGCCATCGAGAACGGCAAGGAAATCGGCAAGCCGCAGCCGTTCGATGGGATCGACGCCAACAAGATCATCGCCGCCGACGACTGGCACAAGGCGGCGCAGAAGCGAGGGGTACGGAAATGAGCCGCATCGAAACCATCGGAAACGCCACGCTGTATTTGGGCGATTGCCGCGAAATCCTGCCTACGCTGCCCAGGGTGGATGCGGTGATTACCGATCCGCCGTATGGAATTGGAGCCAGTGCAGGCACGGGGAAGTATGGGCGCCAAAAGGTTGAGGCATCCGGCGATCTTGGTTGGGATGCTTCCGCGCCAGCAGACGACTTGATCCTAGCTGTAGTGGATGTTTCCCGCTGGTGCATCATCTTCGGCGGCAACTATTTCCGTCTTCCGCCGACACGCAACTACCTCATTTGGGACAAGGGCGCCGGATTCAAAGGGCGCGACTTCGCTGAGTGCGAGATGGCGTGGTGCTCGTGGGATGGAAACGCTCGCCTACTTAGCCATGACCCGCTGGCCCGTGGCGATTATCGGAATGGCAACAAAGAGCACCCGACACAGAAGCCGGTTCCTGTCATGGAGTGGTGCATCGGTCATCTGCCAGGTCAAGCGCAGACGATTCTTGACCCTTTCATGGGCAGCGGCACCACGGGCGTCGCCTGCATGAACCTAGGCCGCTCATTCATCGGCATAGAGCGCGAGCCCAAGTATTTCGACATCGCCTGCCGCCGCATCGAGGACGCCCAGCGGCAGGGGAGGTTGATCGCATGAACGCCGACAACACCCCCTGGAAGGAAATGCTCACCATCGAGCAGCGGAAGTTCCTCAACGCCATCTGTGGCGATCTGGCCGCGCAAATCGTGTGGCACGGCAACCGCCTAACCAAAGACGACTGGCGGCACATGATC